TTGACGATGTGTTGCACATCATTACCAGTTGCTGATTCCCAATTATAATTAATCATTGCATTTCCTTTCAATCTGATATTTAACTTTTCAAAAAACCAACCGATAAATACTACTATGGAAAAAGCTAAAGAATTGAAACAGAAACAAGTTAACAAGCCTAACGGTGGCAGGGGCGGTGTACGTCCGGGTGCAGGTAGACCAAAAGGTTCTACCGAGTACGTAACTGTTGAGGGATTATTAACTAGTATAAAGACACAGACAAAAGGTAAGAATTACGAAGAAATCTTAGTTGAAGATTTTCTACAAGCTAGAAATAGAGGAGATAGTCAACTAACAGTAAAATATCACAATTTGATATTGAACAAAGTAATGAATACATTGGCTAGAATTGAAGTTACTGACAGTGCTGATGCAGTAGAAGCTAAACAATTAGCGTTTAGTGAGGCATTAGCTAAACTCACTGGTTTACAGAAAGAATAAATAGATATATGCCGTTAATGAAATCAACATCGCCAAAAGCATTCAAACAGAATGTTAAAAAAGAGATTGCTGCCGGAAAGCCCCCTAAGCAGGCCGTAGCTATTGCATATGCTACAAAAAGACAAGCGGCTAAAAAATCTTCTAAAGGAAAAACAAAATGAAAGATAGCAATTTAAGTTACATGGGTGGCGAAGGGTATAGTCGTAACAACTCAAGTAAAGTTCAAGTAAACGAATGGTCTGGTCATGCAAATGATGGACGATTAGTCAATAAAGGTCGTGGACCAACAGTTGGTAACAAAGGCACTAAATCTACTCCAGGTACGAGTAGCATGCCTGGTCTACACACTGGTAAAGATATGTTTATGGGTTCAAGTAATCCACAAGTTCGCACTCCAGGTGGTACTCGTACATGGGAACCTAAATGTGAACAAAATTACAAGGGCAACGCAGACAAGATTAACGTAGGTCGTGGTCCAACGAAAGGTAATCAACTATGACAACTTATCAAGTAGCAGGCACAACAATAATTTTACTTGGTGATGGTACTACCTATGCAGGTAATATTGCTGTAGCTGACTCTATTAATCCAATTACAGGTGGTATGGGTGTTAATACAGTTAAAATTCTTAATTCAAGCGCAGCTAACGTAGCTGATGTAACATGGACTCCAGAAACTGTAACTTATTCTTTTGTAAATGTACCATATACTACAGATAGTGTAATTGGAATAAACGCAAGTATTAACGTAACTGTAGCTAGTTCAGGTTATACTGTTACATTTACCGATGGCGGTATTGACTATGCTATTGCAGAAACAATAACTATAGGTGGCGTTGACGTTGGTGGCGCATCAGTAACAAACGATATAGTAATTACAATAACAGACGTTAGTGTACTTGGTGCAATTACTGAATTCACTATAACAGGTACTCCACTATGGCCTCAGTCAGTAACCAGTGAAGTTTTTCTATTACCAAATAGTGAAAGTTTCATTCAAGTAACAAACAGTACACCAACTGGTGTATATTTTACAAGTAACTGTGGTGATGGCAACGTATATATTTCGCCAGTTACAGTTATAGGATAAAAGGAAAACAAAATGTCTAATCCACAAAGTAAAGCAATCAATCAAAAACGCGGACCTACAACTGGTAACGCAGGTACACCATCAAAGCGTTCACAATTCATGGCTGACAAATCAACGTCAAGCAGTGAAAAATCTGTGTTAGCTAACATGGTCACAAGTGCATTAGAAATGCGCGGTCGTGGTCAAGCAGGTCATACTAATCCAGCACTAGAGGGATTACATGAACGCACAGGTCCTAAAGTTAATCCAACAAGCAATGGAAGTAAATTGCCTGGCAAATATAAAAAATAAATATATTTGTAAGTATAAAGACAGGGTGACATGGGGTTGCCCTGTCTATAGCATAGTAAAAGGAAAAAGAAATGAACAAGAAAACACCTACATCAACTGATATCTGGGAAACTGAAGTTAAAGAAGAAATTAAAAAACAAGTAGTTTCAACTGATATCGCAGACTCATCAAAAATTAAAAAGCCAACTCCCCCAGTTAGTCTTAATAGTTCAGAATATGACTTAGAAGGACTAATGACTGACTTTCCAACTGCAAAAGAGTTAGAACGTTTTGTATACGATGAAACTGGAATCGTATTAAACTTAAAAGGTCGTGCAAACAAACTAAAGTATCAAGTTGCAATGGATACACTTAATGGTGTTGATATTGCTGAAAGTTTTAAGGGGACAGAAAATCCATATATTGACCGTACTGAATTAGTACCAGTTGATCCAATTAAAGAACCACCTGCACGTGACGGTAGTTTACCTGCTCGTAGTGAAACTCAAAACGTATTTTACAGTCCTATCATTCCTCATCCAGATCCAAATCAACGAGCGCAAGATAAAAAGGTTCATATGATGTTCCGTAAATATAAAAACGGAATGATTAGCTATGAAATATTAGGTCCACTATCACAACAACCACATGGTGAAAAGATTGATAAGTTTGGTCGCACTAGACCAGAAGTTATTAAGTGGGTTGATCCTAGAACAGGTGAACAAGTTATTATGCGTGAAGATGGAACATTAACTCCACAAGGTAAACGCCTACGTGCTATGATGCAAACTTTTAGAGTTAACAATACCAATCAATGGGAAGTATGGATTGATAGAGAATTCGTTTCATTGAATGATTCAGTAGCACACAATCCTTGGGATTTAAGTAAATGATAAAACGAACTGATGGTTCAACTATGAATGTTCCATTATCTCCTAGAGATAATGAAATACATATTGCACAAAAAACTAAAGAAGAAAATTTAGTTCGTGACACTTTGATTTTACAAAAAGTCAATAAAGTACATAGGGAAGCATTTAAAGAACGCTTCCCTGGACAAGTAGAACATTGTATGCGATTAACCGCAGAACGACTACAAGCCATATTAACTAGAAAGCCTAGTGACATGGCAGACACATCAACATGGCAAAGTACAGCGCAAGACATACATGATTTAAGTCATGGATTGTATTATTTAAGTATTATAAATCAGCATTATCCCATAGAGACTGAATAATGATTGGTTCAGAAACTTTAATGGCAAGAGCCTTGCGCTATGTTGTTGACGAAAACAATCTAACTATTGACAGCTTAAAAACTATACCAGGTCCATTAAAGAATAGTTTAATGGATTTGAGTATAACTATTGCAGATGATATGAAGTATCATCAACTGAAATACTTTAGACCATTTGAACATCAAAAGAGTTTTTTCTTAACTGGTAAGCATGAACGCAGAGGCATACTTGCAGCTAATCGTATTGGTAAAACAGTTTCAACATGTTTTGAAACAGCAATGCATTTAACAGGGCAATATCCTGATTGGTGGGAAGGCTATCGTTTTGATAAAAGTATTACTTGTATGGTAGCAGGTGAGGGCTGGAGTCAGGTAGCGTTAGTATTGCAAAATGAATTATTGGGAACACAAGATGTTAAGATTACTGACAATCTTGGCACAGGCGCAATTCCTCGTGAATGTATTGTTGTTAATACAATGCGTAATGATGGAGCAAACTGCATTGGCGTAGAGATTCGTCATAAATCAGGTTCTAATAGTTATTTGTTATTTGCTAATTACACACAAGAAGTTCGTCAATTGCAGGGTTTCAAGTTAAATCTTGCTGTGTTTGACGAACAACCACCAGATGATTTCTTTAGTGAAATAGTTACTAGAACTGCAACAACACAGGGTAAAGTGTTGTGTTCGTTTACACCATTAAAAGGTCTTAATGGATTAGTTAGTAAGTTCTGGAATAGAGAAGAAGGCTATGAGTTTATTCGTGTAAGTTGGGATGATGTACCTGAATATGATCCATGGGGACAACCATTCTTGTTAATGTCAACTCGCAGACAACTAGAACGAGATTACTTACCACATGAACGTGAAGCACGTATTGCTGGTAAACCTGTAATGGGTAAAGGAGCAGTGTTCCAATTAAATAACTGGCCTACATACAAGACAGGCGAGATTGACTTTCAACGTATGCCAAACATACAACGTGTAATTTCACTTGACTTGGGTTTAGTAAATGATAAAACAGTTATTAGTTTAATGTATTGGGAACCATATGAAAGAACAGCATACTTGCACAAACAAATTGTAGTGCAGGGAATGGAAGAAGCTGTACCAACTCAGTACATTAATCACTTGTTAAGACCAGAAGTATTTGGTACTCCAATCGTATTACCAGCTGATGCAAACACAAGTGGTAGATATACTATGAGTGCAAGTAGTATTAGAGAACTATTTGAACAATATGAATTAAATGTATATGAGAAAGCTATAATGAATCCACCTGACAGCGAAGGTCGTGTAACAAATCACAAAGCATATGGTATCAACCAAATGCGTCAAATGCTTGAAGTTGGTAGTTTAATGGTAAACGAAAACTGCACACATTTTCTAAGTGAAGCACAAAACTATTATGTAGATGAAAAGGGTAGATTTTCAGACCCAGATGATTGTATTGATAGCTGTAGATATGGATTATTGGCGTGTTTGCAGGGCATTTGCGAGCCATGGGACAATAGAACTCCTCAACAACGAATGATGGCGCAACGAGATAGGTATGTACGTAAAGATGACAGCAATAAGCCTGCTTGGAAAACGACCTATAACGCATCAAATTAAAAAGACTAAATAGTATATAAAAAGGAATTCCCAATATGTTGGATATTAAAAACATTCCAGTACAAGATATAAATCAAAATAGAAATATTAATTCTAGATTTGTACGCATGAAAAATCAAATGGACGTTAAAATGGCGTCTTATTTGCGCTATTTAGGAACTAAAAATGCTGTTAATAGAGCCAGTGATTATCATTATCTTTGCCTTGCTGTCACTGACAGTACTGCTCCTGTAAATGGCATTGATTACATTCACCCATCAGTTAAACCAGTAGTAGATTATGCTACTGCTGTTATTGCTAAAGGCTTGATGCCAAATGGCGAGATCAATTTTGAATTTGTAGCTGATGGTCAAGATGATGAAGTAGCAGCTAGACAAGCTAACGATATGGTTAGTAAAGTTGTCAATCAAATGAATGACCCACACTTTATTTTAGAGCGTTGGATCATGGACGCTTGTATGCACAAAAATGGTATGATGATGATCAAACCAGTACGTGAGCAAATCACTCGTTATGTAGAAACACAAGGTACAAGTGACCAATTACATGCATTTGAACAACAAGCTGCTGAAGCAGGATTAACTGCATTACGTCAAAGCCGTAGACGAGTTAACGTTAATACTGAAAAAGTTTTTGCTGAAGTAAAACAATTAATTGGTGATCAACAAAGTTCAATGGCTAGTAGCATAGTTGATGACTTTATCAGTAAATTAAAAGATGAAAATTCTAGTGAATCAGTACTAGATGGTATGTCAGAAAACATGGCTGGCATGGGTAGTGAATTATATACAGGTGAACAACAAATATTAAATGACGCAATAAAGCGCAATTCTGTATACACTGCAAAATACAAACTAACTGGCTATAGTATTAATATTAAGTTTCATCCAATTGCA